CTACCATACCGAAGCGCAAATGAACCACACATGAATAAGGTTGCCCTTACTCTCCCGCACCCAGGCCGCGCCCGCCTTCATCCACCGCAGATAACAGACAGGTTTCAGGCGGAGCCCCAGTTTACGTTTCGCTTCAGCGGCGCTCTCCTGGCACTCATTACGGGATGCAAACACGAACTCCGTGATACCGATGAGCTTTTTGTTCCGCATCTCATAAACGACAATGACCCATACAGGACGCAGATCTACAGAAGGGTTGCTTTTCTGCTGAGTCACACCGGCACGCGGCTCTTCGGGAAGAGCCGCACGTGCTTTGCGCACGGCAATCACACCGCTCCACAGCGCGACGATAACAGCCGCCACAAGCGACCATTTCACGGCTTCGCGGATATCATCTCCCGTCATTTCTGATCCTCGCAGATTGCATCCCAGGCGGCGTTGTGTCCGCGCAATTGCGCGATTGTCTCGCGTGTGTCGTTTTGAGCTGAGAAGGTGATGGGGGAAAATGCCACGCATGCGCCGCTAGTGCGCATCGCGGTTGTTCGGATCGTTGCGCAGCCCGTCAGGATCGTCGCGGACAGAACGGCGAGCGTCAGTGGCCTTACGCAACATTTTATGGTCCTGGGAAAGCTGTTCATTTTCAGCTTCCACCTGGCCAAGACGCCGTTGCCTGCGGCCGGCGAATAGCCTCATGATTGCCGCGAGAACCTGGATGACGGGGCCAAGAAGTTTCAGCCATGTCATTCTTGATCACTGGCTGAACCGCCGACTTCAGGCAGGAATATCGCCAGCACGGAAAATGCTCCGGCGACCGCGCCGAAGATGGTCATCCATTCAGCCTCGGTGAAACCCATGAAGTGAAGGCTTGCAAGAAAACCTACAATTCCCGCATAGGTGCTTGGCTCCGCCAGTCTTTTCCAAATGTTCATTTTAGCTTCTCCTTTCCATTTCCAGGGCATCCGCGAGGACACCGTTCACACGGGCCGTCCAGCCGCGGCCAAATGTCTTCCAGGTCCGCAAACGCTGGAGAAAACTCCTGCGCCTCACGATGAGACGCCGGATGATTGTCTTGGGATGATGGCGCGCGACGGCCGCAAGGGTCATGGGACCGACAATGCCGTCAGCCCGGGCCCCGGCAACGCGCTGAAGTGCCTTCGCAGCACGGGCAACGCCTGAATTCACCGCGAAGTCGAAAACGGCATAATCGACGCCCGAAGGGAGCTTGTCCCCCAGGACGCCATCCCAGTAGCGGGCGCGATAAATTCGTGCCACTTCACTCCGCTTCAGCGCCCGCACTTCGGATTTCGGTAATCTCCGCCACGGCCTGACACCCCGCCATGCGGCCAGGGTCCTGCGGGTGATGCCGAGATTTGTGGCACCGCCTGGATCAAGAGGGTGGTCCACATACCCGCCTTCATGTGCGAGCACCAGGGCCAGACCTGCCCTGAAGTTTTTTTTCATTTCTTTTTCTCCAATAAAAAAGCCGCCTCGGCTCGAGGCGGCGTTCGTCAATGAACCACTAGTTTTCTCAGATCGTCAGGGCTTGGGTCCGGCCCGCGGTCGTTTCACCAATAGCCAAAGCCGGCCCACGCCCGGTATGGCCTCCCTTTCCAGATTCAAACTTTTGAAGTAAACGACAGTCCGGTGCACTGCTGTTTAGACCTCTCAGATCGCGGGCAATACAATCCGGATGTCTTATTTCATTAAGCGAGCTGCTTATTTCGGATACAGACTTCAGTCCGTTGAAAACCGCTTATCCGAACTGGAGAAATATAACGCCGCCAGTCTCCCAAGTTCCGGAAATCCTGTTGCTCTTGATCTACCAAAAAAACCTCTTGTCGGGGCCTGGCAACGTCTCGACCATTTTGCAAATTACCACCGTGCCAGAGCTCTTCTGAGTCTTGAAAATCTCTATGTCGGCTTTGATGCTGGGCGCCGCGGCAGGGGCTCTCTTATGCGCTATGATGGCGACTGGCACGAGCTGTTCAGTCGTCAGGGCATAACCGAGATTGTGACCCTCTGCCGCCATAACGGTGAAATCTGGTTTGGCGCAACCTCATTACGCGACGGAGCGTCGCTCTGGCGAGGCGATGGCCAGCACTTCGAAATGGCGGGGCAATGGCCCAGGTTTTTCTCCGTTGCCGCTCTTGCCAGCTTTGACGGAAAACTTTTCTGCTCCCTTGTGCCTTCAACGAAATCCGAAACGGCTGCGCCAGTTCTCATCTTTGACGGGCAATGGAACGATGTATTGAACGATCATCCCTACCAATGCATTTATGATCTTCACCCTCACAAGAAACACCTCTGTGGCGGAACCGTCGGCGCCGGATGGTTCGGCGGGCATGTGATCGATATTCTTTCCGGTCGGGTTATCGGTGGCGATGGAAACAACGGGAGCTGGAACCATCAATCTACCATACTTCGCCTTTGCTCACTCGGAGATACCCTTATTGCAACGGGCAATCGTGAACCCGCAGCAGCAGGAAATCACTCCAACATTTGGTCATATGCCGGCAAAGCGTGGAAACCGGTCCCCCTGCCACCACGGGGGTTTCAAGGACTTTACAGTTTCAATGCTGTGCATCCTTTCAGGGATCATTTGATAGTCGGCTGTGGCGGGCGTCCAGCTGGGCAAGCTGCGATCTTGTGCTTGTCGAGGGATGGCTGGACGCAAATCGGTGGAACAGGCCTCAATAACTCATGGAGCCCGAACGTTTATCGCCGCATGAATGCGCCTCTCGCCAACGGCTCGCAGAGCGATTACGTTTACAATTTCTGCGAACATGACGGCGCTTTGATCGCGGGCTTTGGCGCGTCACCTGGTTGCGGTCAGGTTTGGCGGTTTAAACCGGACTCCACGGCGTGAAGCGGCGTTCGTCAATGAGCCGCTAGTTTCCTCAGATCGTCAGGGCTTGGGCCCGGCCCGCAATCGCTTCACGAATAACCAAAGCCGGCCGAAGCCCAGTGCAACGCCGCATAAAAGCATTATTGAAGTCAGAAACTGGTTCAGACTGCCAAGCCACGATGCCCACGCCGGAGAGGCAATGAGCGTTGCGGCAATTGCAGAGTCGATTTTCCCGGTTGTTGTGTGTTCCATAATTTTGAATGGCTATCCATGTTTTCTGTCATTCTGCGGTGCCCAAAACCGGGCACCATTTTATGCCGCAAGATCGATCCTTTAAGATACCGCCGATGCCAAGCAGCATCTCAAGGGGGATTGTTATCTGTGTCATGGCGCGTTCCCTGCTCTAGTATTCCACGCCGAACGACGCGCATTCGCGGTTGGTCTTGGCGCTCAGCACATTGCCCGTGCCCGAAACATCGCCGGAGTTGAACCGCTCCCAGATATTGGCGGCGGAGACGTAATCCATTGTCTGGATGTCGCCGTGATAGAGGGCGGGCAGGAAGTTGCCGCTTGCGGGAATGGTGTAATTCGCGGCGAGGTTGAACAATTCCTCGCCGGTCCCGCCGTGATTGATACCGGTCTGCGTGTGCATCACGTCGAAGGAGTTGGCGCCCTGATATTGCAGAATGTGCATCGTGATGCCGGAGCGGACCTCGTTCATGTTGATGATCCATTTGAACACCGTCGACCCGTTGGTCAGATATCCCGCCGGCGACAGCACATTCGTGGCGGGCACGAAGACGGCGTTCGCCGCACCGAAGACACCATTGTTATCCGCTGGCGCGGCCATCTTCTGCTGCACGCCGGTGGCCCCGCCGCCGCCCGCCGCCCGCCGCCGCGCGGCGCAAAGCATCGCGCCCAAACTCATTGCAGCGCCCGCACGGTCATGGATTGCTGGCCGCCTATATTGGTGACGCAGACCTCGAATTTGTCGCCATTTGTGGTGGTGAATTTTGCGGTTTCTGCTTCGTCGAAGCCCGAGGCGGTAATCGCCCCGGCACTTGCGTTGTTGGTGGCGATGCAGATGTAACCGCCTTCCTCGGTCGGCGCGGCCCATGTGAAGATACCGCCATTGGTCAGTGTCTTGACCGCTCCTGTGGAGGGTTCCGGCGTCGTGGTGCCGGAGGATACGGTGCCGAGGGCCTGCGGAACCGACTTGCCCGAATTTATGGGCTGCTTTTCTGTCTCCAATTCGTCCAAAGCCGTTTTTGCATTGGTCGCGGATAGCCCGGAGGAGGCATTGTCGTAGGTAACGCTGGCGGCAGTGGTCCCCGCCAAAGCATCCGATGATACAAATCGAGCCATTAGGCTGTCTCCTCTGGTCCATAGACGACAACTGAGACGCCGGCTGCGCTCGCCCGCGCGTAAAGTTTTTCGCCTGCGGTCATCCATATTTGCGTGCGTTCAAGAACGCCTGCTGCACCGAGAGTGACATCAAATTCAATCCAGTCCTTCACCGCAGGCAGTGCGCCATCCGTCACCGCCAGCCGCACGTCGGCTGATTGCGTGCGGGCGCAAAAGGCGACATTCACGCTGGCCTTTCTGCCCGTTGGAACTACATAGAGTTCCGTATCCGTTGCCGCCGCGAGGTCGGCCGCTCCAAGTGGCATATGCATCTCTCCTTAGTTTTAGTTGGCTGCCCAAAAAAGCATGGCGCCAAGTCCTGCGGACCCACCGCCGCTGATGGTTGTATTGGGGAATGTGACGCCGCCCGTGGTCCGGTCGATCACGATGGCTTCGCTCCAGTTGACGCCGTCGGCGCTTACCTTGAAATGATAGTCGTCATCGCCGGTCAGACCCATCTCGGCTCTCCCGGCGGCCCCGGTTTGGAACAGCAGGCTGGCGGTGTCTGTGGCAGCACTCTTGTTGATCTTTAACTGATGCCCGGCGCCTTCGTGATTGAGCAGAACAGCCGGACTTGAAACGGCCAGCCTGTTTGTCAGATCGGGCGTGGAATTGATGCCAAGGGTATCCAGATTGCTGATGGCCCCCATGGCCGCCAGCGCATCCACCCAGGAAGATCCGTCCCAGGTAATAAGTGAATCTTCGTCGTCGACCCAGCATAGCCACCCGGCTTTAGGTGTATAATATGCCCATGCGCCGTCCTGCCATGCGGCAATGCTAGTATCCTGGCCAAGCCAGACCCCGCTTGCGGCGCTTGCAACAAGATAGCGATCACCCTCTAAGGGACCCGCTGGCGGAACACTCAGATCACGGTCGATCACGGACAGTTGGACCAGTGTGTCCAGTCCGCGAAGGGCCTCATTGTGGGTCACATGCTTTTGTGCCTGGGCCGCCTCGATGAATGGCAGGCCGAGATTGGCCGAGTTAGACATGAATTTGCGCTTCCCTGCGTTGTCCGCGCCCATATGCGGCGCTCAGCTGATAGACATTGATGTTGTAAGTGGACTGGGGTGTGCCCCAGTCGGCAATCTGGTCTGCCTCGCTATAGGTCACGCTCATCACCTCGCTGGCGAGCGTACGTTTCACTAACGCACCATTCAGAATGTCGACCACATAGCGCTCGGTATCTTCTGCCAGAGGAACTTCCGACGTTTCCCAGCTGTCTCCGCCAAGCCGCGTGCGGCGCACCCACGAAATCACGACATCGTTGCCGGCGGGCGCGGCCCGGATGTGAACCGGGCTCAATGGACGCAAACCAAGGCCGGAGAAGGCGCGAACCTGGTCCTGATAGGAGGCATGGCCGATATCCCGGCTGATGGGCCCGTATTTCCAGTTGAATTCGAGGGCGATCTCATCGGCCGTCATATCCACCTGGGCAACGGCTGAATCGAGAAACACAAAGCGTGCGCCGGCGGGAACAGGATCAGCCATCGCTTGCTCGGTGCCGGCCTGTCCGCGCAGCAGGAAGGACAGCTCATATGTTGATGGCGCAACCAGCGTGGCATCGCGAAACTGGAACACCTCCCAGTCGCTAGCCGGATTTTCGATGGCCGCCGTGTTTGCACCGCCGAGCAGGGCCAGTTCGGTCACCGACTGAAGGTCGCCATTGTCGAGGCGCACCCGGCAGATATTCGCGCGGTCAAACCGGCTGGTGGGTCCCGATGAGAAATCCAACTCGCTCACTCCGAGCGTTGCGGGCGCGGTCGCCAGCGCCTTGACGACGAAGCCGGTGCTTTCCGGGGACCGGTAGAAGGCAACCGCGCCGGGCCACGGCGACTGGTACGCGGACACATACCCGGCATGGGCTTCTTCATCGCCGCGCAGCAATGGCAGGTCCATGAATGTCGCCAGGGCCTGGCCGTAGACTGCAGGCGTGGCTTGTGGCGCATTGCGCAGCGGCGTGCGCAGCGCGGTAAAGACTTCCGGTTCGATGGAGCGTGCTTCGAGTTCCTTGTCTACTCCTTCCCTCATCTCAATGATTCGCAACGGCAAGGTCTGATTTCCAACCTGAAGCGAAACCAGATCCGTCGGCTCCAGCGCCATGCGGCTTGGCGGCAAGGCAAAACTGGCCCGTTGCCGCGCGGTCCAGGCTTCCTGCAGCCAGGATTCGGCCATGGCCTGGGCCTGGGCCTGGGCCATCACAACCGGCACGCTGGCGGTCGATACCCGTTCGGAGCGCACCGCGAGACGGCGCGCCTCGACAGCCGCCTGCCGGTATTGCGTATTGCCGTCGATATAGGTGAGCTTCGCCGAAAGCGGCAGTTCAGTTTCCTGACCGCGCGTTATTTCAAACAACTCGCGCTCTTTGCCGCGATCAACCAGATCGTCGGCGACAAGTTGCGCGGCCGTCCCGCCGGCGCCGCGATGCCTGAACTGAATGAGGCCGCCGGACTCGTAGCTGTCGAAAAAGAAGGCCAGCTCAAGGCTCTGCAGCGCCTCGCGGGCGGACATGATGCGATCAATCACATAGCCGTCGAGATGCCCGGTGAGCTGCGCCGCCGAATGGCGCGCGAAGCCATAATCGTTCAGAATTTGCGCAACGACAGCCGGCAGCGGCCCGCCCGCGGCCCGGCCCGTCAGCCAGTGTCCGAACTCCCAGTTGCCCCCGTCCGACCAGACATCGAGCGCCAGGGGAAAGGCCGGATAGGGCCGCGCATCCCATGTGTAAACATAGAGGCGGGTAATATCGACCATCTCGCCGCCAAAGATCGACGATGCCGGGTTCGAGCCGGCGACATAATCAATATGAGCGGGATCGAAAAAGTCATAGAAAGACTGAATGTAGCGCCGCTGAATGAGATCATCGCGGGTGGTTCTGGAAAAGTAAGGCGTCTGCGACTCCGAACTTTTCGGGTCGATAAATACATTCGGCTGATTGGATCCCTTGTCGACCGCCGGGCAGCCAAGCTCGGTGAACCAGATGGGTTTCGATTCCGGCACCCAGGGCGTCGGCGTACCCGATTCTACACCGCCTGGCCGGTTGAAATGCTGGTTCTGCCACCAGGAACGGATATCCTTGAAGCGGAACACCCACGGCTTGGCGTGAGCTCCGTCGGTGATTGGGGACCGCGTCTGAGAGGTACGATCCGCATCACTGGCGTAGAACCAGTCATAGCCCTCACCGCCGAAAATATTTCCTTTAAGATAATCGAAATCATGGATAGAGGAGGCGCCGGCGAGCCGATCCGAATGAGCCTCGCCGTCGCGCCAGTCGGACAACGGCCAGTAAACGTCAATGGCGATGGCGTCGATATCCGGCGATGACCATAAGGGGTCCAGATGGAAGGTGACATCGCCTGAGCCATCGCCAGGCTGATGGCCGAAATATTCCGACCAGTCGGCCGCGTAAGTGACTTTGGCGCCGGGGCCGAGTATGGATTTTACATCGCTGGCGAGCGCGACAAGCGCATCCACGAACGGGTAGCTCACAGCCCCGTCCCTCACCTGCGTGAGGCCGCGCAATTCCGAGCCAATGACAAAGGCATCGACACCACCGGCCGCCTGACACAGATGCGCATAGTGCAGCACCATACGGCGCAGACTCCATTCGGCCGGGCCCGAATAACTCACGCTCTGCCCGGTGACGGCAAAGTCACCCGGCACCGCTGTCCCGACCAGATTTGAGACCTGGACTGCGGCGGCAGCCGTTTTATCGGGCGAACCGGGCTGACCCGCTGCCGGGTCCACCGTGATACGGCCCCGCCAGGGGTAGACCGGCTGGCTTGCCGCACCGGTATAGGGGTCGATCAGGGCGTTGCCATCCGGCACATCCATCATCACGAAAGGCGTAAACGTCACCGCAACACCGCGCGTATTCAGGTCCTGTATAGCCGAGACGATGGAGTCATCAGAAGGCGTGCCGCCGAAAGCGGGACGCCCCTCATGGGTTGAAATCAGATGGGCGCCCGCACGGCTCGTCCCGCCAACGCTCCAGGTCTTGGGAAATGTGACCTTGTTCTGGATTTCCACGCCGGGGCGCAGCTCGCACTGGCCGGCGCGCAAGTCACTGCCGAACCAGCTGACGAAAAGCGACGCCGCGCCAACATTGGGAAAGGCTTCCTGAAGCTGATTGATGGCGACATTCCAGTCGGTCCCGCCTTGTGCGGAATGAACATTCTCGGTGACTGTGGCGCCGCCGCCCGCATCGCGGACAATTTCCTCGCTTTCATAGACGAACTCACCCGAGGCCGGGATGATTGTTATGGCCCTGACGGTGTCCTCGAACGTGTCGACGGTGCGGAACACTTCAAAATTCAACTGCGGCAGCCGGTTGCCGAAGCGCGCGAGCGCCATGCGCTCAAACACGACATATGCGATCCCGCGATAGGCGGGCGCGTTCCCTGCCCCCTCCTTGGTTTCCATGAGGCTGTCGGGCTGCTGGGTATCGCTTCCCCGGTAAACCCGGATGGTGAAATCCGATTGATTGAGTTCCTTGCCATCGGCCCAGATGCGGCCTATCCGGGTCACTTCGCCTTCGCAAATGGCATAGGCGATATTGGCGAAGTAATGATACTCGATCTGCGTGGTCTGCTGTGGCCGGCTGCCACCGCCTCGACCGCCGCCGCCGAGACCTTTCCCGCCGCCGGATGCGGCCTGTGTCGTGGTCTTGATGACCTCCTCTTCAAAATGTGTTGCCCAGATGAGCTGCCCCGGCAGGCGAACCCGTCCATAGCTGCGCGCAATATGCCCCCCTTCCGTCGAGGAGGACACCTTCAGGTCGGATAGGCGCGCGCCTTCCTGCTGGCGCTGCTGGCCCGAGGGAGCGAACAGGGCCTGATCGATTACGCTGCCCGCGATCGAGCCCAGAGCCGTACCGATCGACGCACCTGAAAGGGCCGTGCCCAGTACGGACAGCCCAGAGGGCAAGGCCGCTCCGCCGACTGCGGCTCCAACCGCGCCAAGCGCCAAAGTTGCCACTATTCAACTCCTGGAAAAATGAAGGAGGCCGCGCAATGCCGGCGCCACCAGCTTCCAAAATGGACTTCGCAGGCGGGTCCATGTTCCATGGCGTGGATCATGGTGCCCTTTGTTGCCAGGATTGCCATATGCTTGGCCATGGCTGCGCTCCTTAGTCTGAACACCAGAATGTCGCCAGGTTCGGCGGCTTGCGGTTCCCGTTCGTGCAGATGCCGGCGTGCGCCCAGCAACAGGGTTTCCGCCCCATTCCCTTCCGCCCAATCCGGCGTATAGGGCGGCATTGGCTCGGGCTCCGCGCCGCACAACTCGCGATAGATGCCGCGAACAAGCCCCAGACAGTCGCAGCCCGCGCCCTTAAGGCTTGCCTGTTGGTGATAGGGCGTGCCGATCCACTCGCGCGCCACCTCGACGACACGCACCCGCGAAAGACTCAAGAAAAGAAGCTCCCGCCATCATTTTGCGGGTCGTCGCTGTTGGGATAGGACACGGCGAAATCATTGCCCGGGATGTGCGGGAAGCCGCGAAAATTCACGGCGTTATTGAACTTGTCCCGGCAGGTCGAAAACTGTTTGTCACAACCGGCACTCGCCGCGAAAGCGTCGCCGACGGCAATGGGCTGGCTCATGCGCTGCCAAAGCTCGATGGTGACCGTTGTGTCGGCCTTTGTGTGGAGCTTGATCTCCATTTTCTGAAGCGCGTTCGCACCGCTGGTCCAGGTGAGAAGACCGCGCGTGAACCAGTCACTGGTGAAGGCGTCAAGGCCACTCACTGTCACCACGCGTGCGCCATCGATCTGAGCAACGCTGCCCGTACCCTTGAAGGCGGCAAGTTCGTGATCGACCGTACAGCGCGCATCGCCCAGATCCGCGTCGCAACCAAACTGGTAGAGACGGCCCTTGGGCTGCTGCAACTCATGGGCGAGACCCCGCACCTCGGCGCGGAATGAATGGCGCCCGCGCGTCACTTCTCCCAGATGCCCGGCGCGGATGAGTAAGCGCTGCCCGGTATCGCCCCAGTTAACCCGGAAGATTTCGACTTCAGCGCCATCGAACAGACCCGCGGCCAGATCGCCCTCGTTCAGGGTGCCGGAACGCAGCACGCTCTCCACATCGAGATTATCCACACCGAGGCCGACCGTGCTCTCGACGTCACTCGCCGTGAACCCGCTCGCCGCTTCGAATGTGGTGCCGTCGAAAACGAGATCATAGTCGTGATCGGTAAAGCCAAGCGTGACGCCATCGGCGCGAATGATACGCCAGCACCAGCACAGGGTCGTCGTGCCGGTATCCAGATGCGCCTGCAACCCGGTGGGTAGCACCCTCATAGTCTGATCTCCACTACCGGAATGTTCTGAATTTGCCCGGCCTCGAAGGTCGTGAGGTCGATTTTGAGCTCATCGGTATCAAAACGGACGGGCACATCGAACTCGAACCCGGCCGTCACCTGCACGCCAACGGCAGGCTCTTTGCCCGGCACGAAGGTGACGATGCCCGTCGTGGGATCGACGATATAATCTGTCGTTTCGGTTTGCGCAGCACCGTCAAGCGCCATCAGAACCGTGCCGGAGACGGGCTTGGTGATCGCCCGCGCATAGGGCGCGAAGGACCCGCCATAGGTCTTGATCAGCTGGAACGCCGCCGTCGTACCATCGCCCGCCCCCAGAAGCTGATCGGTAAGGCTTGGAGTATCCTGCGGAGGACCGGATTTATTATCCGTCCGGTCGCTCCAGCGGAAGCCGTAGAGCCGCCCGCGCCGCTCCTCGAAAAACCCAATGACATCATGGAGATCGTTGCGCGTTTTGACACCGTATCCCGCATTGTAGCTGCGCCGCGAGTCGGCCCAGCGTGTGTTTCGCTCTTCATGCCCCGAGCCCAGAACAATCACCTCCGTGCGCCGTTCAGGCCCGCCGGAAGACGCAATGGAAATTCGCGTGGGGAACCGGATTTCGTGGAAATTCATGCGTGTTGCTTTCTAAAGATTCCGTCCGCCGCGCGAGACGGCGCGGTTGAGCATGGCCGCCACTTGTGACTCTGAGCGCCGGAAGCTCTCGGCATCCGGTGTCGTCACGTTGAAATTGATGGTCACCCCGCCGCGCCCCTCGGATCGCACGCCAAGACGCCCGTCGCTCCCGCGCGCCAGCGGTAAAATCGCTTCCGGTCCCGCTTCCCCCGCAAGCCCCGTGCGCCCGCCCGCGAGCGGAAACGTGGTCGGCGAGGCGATGACACCGCCACGCGCGAACGGGACCGGAGTGCCACGGGCCAATACGCCGCCCTTCTGAAACCCGAGCGCGCGCGTCAATGCGCCCGTCAGGCTGCCGCCGATGGCCTTGCCAAGCGGGTTGATCGCCGCCTTGAATGCGGTGCGCGAGAGCGACAGCGCCAGACTTTTCGCCACGTCGGAGAGCTTCTTGCCCCTCACGGCCGCATCGGTGAAGGCGCGCGTGAGCGAGGAGCCGAAGCTGCGCCCGGCACGGGCTGCCAGGTCCATTTCCCTGCGGGTCTCGGCGACGCCCTGGCGCAACCGTTCAAGGTCGCCATTGTCGCGGAACGAAAACTCTTCCATCAGGTCTCCTGCTCGATTGATTGATCCGGATAACGGCCCATGAGCGCGCCGAATTCATGCTGGGATATGGGCGCGGCCGCCCAGGCGGCGCCGGTATGTCCTTCGACTGCGGCATTCAATTCGGACATGCTCATGGACCAGAAATGCGCAGGAGGGAGGCGCAGAACGCCAAGGCCGAGCGCCATGAGGCGCTTCCAGTCGATGGGGTCTATGTCGCCGTTATGCCCGTCTTGTGCTCCGGCGCTGACACCGGAGTCTGAGGCGGCTTTCCCACGGGGTCTGACGCCCCCTCCCCGCCAGATGTCTCGATCTGCGCAACACCGAATGTGGCCGTCAGCAATGCCGCAACGATTTCCACGAAGCCCGCCGCGCCGCCCTCCGCCTTCATGGCGGAGACGGCGTCATCGGTGATGTCATAGCCTGCGCCGCGCAGGCCCGCGCCAAGGATGCGGATGGTATCGCGCGCGGTGATGCGCCCCGCTTCGAAGCGCTCCACCACGCCCAGCATGTCATCTTCGCCAAAGGCGTGTTCGAGCTCGGCAAGCGCGCCAAGGGTGAGGCAGAGGCGATAGCGCTTGCCGTCAAGTTCGGCCTCGATTTCCCCGCGATGACTGTTGGCCATATCTGTCCGGCTCAAGCGGCGGTGAAGGTCAGAGCGCCGGCGGATTCGAGCGCCAGTCATAGGTCACCTCGCCGTCGTGATTTCCGGCGAACTCCAGCGCGGTGATCTGCATCGCGCCCTGAACCGTACCGAAGTCCGGCACAATCACCTGCCAGTCGCGGATCGTTCCGTTGAAGAAGAGGCCGCGCACGGTCTCGTCCGACGCGGCGTCTTTAAAGATGCCGCTCCCCGCCACCCGCGCCGACTTGATGCCGCCGCCGGTGAGCAGCTCGCGCCACTGCCCGGCACTCTCGGAGTCGGTCACATCGACACTCTCCGTCCCCGCAACAGTCGTGAACGCGCCAAGCCCGTCGCTGTCGACCTTCAACAGAAGGTCCTTGCCCTTTTGAGCAACCATTCAATTATCTCCGTGATGTTTGGGTGGGTGCCGCATGGGCAACAAAAAAGCGCCCCGGGATGGGGGCGCTTGGGGTGTTCTTTAAGTTAAAGAAACTGTCTGGACCCTAAGCCGCCAGCGGCTCCGTAACCGCCCGGTACCGCACGATCCCATGATACGTCTCGCCGTCCGGGTCTTGCCTCGCTTCGGAAAATTCATGGCGCAGATTTACCAGCGCATGATCATTTACCGTAACGGCTGCATCATGCAGCGCCTGGCGGATCGCCTCAATGATTTCGTGGGTTTCTTTTTTGCCGCCGGCGCGGGACCAGACATGCAGGGTCAGAATATGCTCAAGCCCGTCCTC